CAAGCAACTCCAGATCTTGGTGCAGAAGCTGGACTTGCCCCTGGATCTCAACCAGCCGCGGGTATCACACCACCCGGTCCTACGCCTGCGGTATAAATATTATTATGATATTAAACGAAGTTTATCAACGTAGTCCAGACGCTTATCAAGAAGTTGCACAAGACAACTCTCAACCTAAATTGGGAGACCTTCGTAAGACTAAATTAACTCTGCGACAGATTAATAAGCTTCGACGTATGAACGATGTTCGTACCTATGAGTTCAAAGAAAAACTTAAAAAAGTTCAACAACAATACGCCCCACCGGCGCAACCAATGGCATAATTGACAAAATTTTAATATTTCTGTCAAAAAGTGCGAAAATTTACCCTATATCTACCCAGTTTATTGCATCTGTCTTAAATAAAGCACAGAGCCATTTACATTGGAGGATCTTATGAGTAAATTTGAACAATTAATTGAATACGTCATTAATGACGAAAACGACAAAGCTCGCGAGCTTTTCCACAACATTGTTGTAGAAAAAAGTCGTGCCATCTATGAAGAAATGATGGAAGAAGAGGAAGTAAAAGACGACGAGTCTGAGGGCGAGGAATTAGATGAATCAGAAGAAGAACTTGACGAAGCCGACATGGGCGGTGATCAAGCCGACGAGCTGATTGATGATATTGAAGTTGAAGAAGAAGGTTTAAGCTTTGAAGGCGAAGACGACGGCGAAGAAGGCATGGAAGACGAAGAGTCTGCAGAAAACCTCGAAGACCGTGTGGTTAACCTTGAAGACAAACTAGACGAACTAATGGCCGAATTTGAAAGCCTAATGGGTGACGAAGAAGGCAGTGATGACATGGATGACATGGATGACATGGATGACATGGGCGGAATGGACGACATGGGCGACGACGGCATGAGCGACGAAGAAGTTGTTGATGACGAGTTTGAAACTGAAGGTATGTTCCAAGAAGCTGTTACTTTAAAAGCTGTTGCAAAACCAAACAACAGTGAAGAAGCTAACAACAAGAAAAGTGTAGTAGCTGCCAACAGTGGCGCACGTGGTGCAATGGCCAAGCCAGTGCATGCCGGTGCTAACGAAGGTGGTCATCACGACACAGCCGCATACAAAAACGCCACTAAAGATTTGATTGGTAAAGTTGGTAACACACCAGCACAATCAACTCAAAGACCAACTCCAGCCACAAAGCCACAATTAGGCCAAGCCGCTGGTGTTAATACTAAGCCAGTAATTGGCAAATAAGGACTACAGGTAATGGCTCTTTACCTTAGAGAAAATCTTACCTTTAACCAGGCCAACATTATTGTTGAAGGCTCGGGCGAAGGTAAGGATCTCCACATGGTAGGAATCTGCATTCAGGGCGGAGTTAAAAACGCCAACGAACGTGTGTACCCAGTTAACGAAATTGAACGTGCAGTTGGCACGTTAAATGAACAGATTACCAATGGTTATTCTGTTATGGGTGAGGTAGATCACCCTGACGATCTTAAAATTAATCTTGATCGAGTTAGTCATATGATCACATCCATGTGGATGGATGGTCCAAACGGATTCGGCAAGTTAAAAATTTTACCAACACCAATGGGTCAACTAGTTAAAACTATGTTGGAAAGTGGTGTTAAATTAGGAGTTTCGAGCCGCGGTTCCGGAAACGTAAACGAGGCCAACGGACATGTCAGTGACTTTGAAATAGTCACTGTAGATGTGGTTGCCCAACCCAGTGCGCCTAACGCATATCCAAAAGCCATCTATGAAGGCTTGATGAATATGAAATACGGACATCGTGTGCTAGAAATAGCACGTGACGCTGGCCAGGACAACAAAGTACAGAGATATTTGAAGGGCGAAATTACTAAGCTCATCAAAGATCTCAAGATTTGAGGAGAATCGCATGCTAGATGCTATTAAACCGTTATTAGATAGCGACCTGATCAACGAGGAAACTCGTAGCGAGATCTCTGAAGCTTGGGAAGCCAAGCTAAATGAGACACGTGAGATGGTACGTGCAGAACTACGTGAAGAGTTTGCACAACGCTATGAGCATGATAAGACTGTAATGGTAGAAGCTCTAGATCGCATGGTAACAGAAGGTCTCAAAGTAGAACTTGAGCAAGTGGCCGCTGAAAAGCGTAATCTTGCTGAAGACCGCGTTAAGTTCCAAGGCAAGATGAAAGAATCAGCTACAAAGTTTAACAACTTTATGGTTTCTAAACTTGCTGAAGAAATTGGCGAACTACGTAAAGACCGTAAAGCACACAATGAAGGACTAGAAAAACTAGAAAAATTCATTGTTATGGCTCTTGCAGAAGAGATCCAGGAGTTTGCAAAAGACAAGAAGGACGTTGTTGAAACCAAAGTTCGTCTAGTCCGTGAAGCTCGTGCAAAATTGGAAAGCTTAAAGTCACGTTTCGTAAAAGAAAGTGCCGCTAAGATGAGCCAAGCTGTTAGTCATCATCTAAAAGCTGAACTATCACAGTTAAATGAAGACATCAAAGTTGCTCGAGAGAATAACTTTGGACGTAAAATCTTTGAAGCGTATGCAGCCGAATTCAGCAACACTCATTTAAATGAGAAAGTTGAAATGCGTAAACTGCACAATGTAATCGCAGAAAAAGAACGTCAACTGGCGGAAGCCACAAGAATCGCCAAGGATGCTAAAGTTTTAGTTGAATCCAAAGAGCGTGAAGTTCGAATGATTAAAGAATCCAATGTACGTCAAGGTACTATGGAGGAATTGCTTTCTCCTCTAAACGAAGAGAAGCGCGAAGTCATGAAAAACTTACTGGAAAGCGTCCAAACTAACCGTTTGACAAACGCCTACGAAAAGTACTTACCAGCTGTACTAGCTAATACCACACCAAAAGCTAAAAAGGTGATTAGTGAAAGTGTTAGTGTTGTAACTGGTGATAAAACAGTCAAAGCGATTGAAGAAGATAAAAACAATGTTATCGACATCAAGCGTTTAGCAGGACTGAATTAAGAAAATTAAGGAGACTTAAATGTCACAAGAATTATTAGAAGGTCGTTGGGACGAGACTAAAGAAGCCCTGCTCGAAGGTCTAAAAGGTAACCGTCGCAACTCGATGAACGTGATCCTAGAGAATACACGTAAGTACCTAAAAGAAAACGCAAGTGCTGGTTCAACATCAGCAGGTAACATTGCCACACTTAACCGTGTGATTCTTCCAGTTATCCGTCGTGTCATGCCAACAGTTATTGCTAACGAGTTGGTTGGTGTACAACCAATGACAGGACCAGTTGGTCAGATTCACACTCTGCGTGTACGCTATGCGTCTACAATGACTGATCAAACAGCAGCCGCTACTTCTGTAGTTGCTGGTGAAGAAGCATTGTCACCATTCAAGATCGCTACAGCATACTCTGCAGGCGCTCGTGGTGCTGATAACGCCGCAACAACACAAACAGCCGCTCAAGGTTACTCTGGTGCTCCAACATCAACCCTTGAAGGCAACGGTGGTCGTCAGATCTCCGTTCAAATCTTGAAACAAGCTGTTGAAGCCAAGACTCGCAAATTGCAAGCTCGTTGGACTTTTGAAGCCGCTCAAGACGCACAAGCTATGCATGGTATCGACGTTGAAGCCGAAATTATGGCAGCTTTGGCTCAAGAGATCACAGCTGAAATTGACCAAGAGATTCTATTGAGCCTGCGCTCATTGGCTTCTACTGAGTTCACATACAACCAAGCTACCGTTTCTGGTACAGCTACATTCGTTGGTGACGAACATGCCGCATTGGCAGTTTTGATCAACCGTGTTGCTAACTTGATCGCCCAACGTACACGTCGTGGCGCAGGTAACTGGGCTGTTGTTTCTCCAGCATCTTTGACAGTATTGCAATCTGCTACAACTAGCGCATTTGCACGTACTACAGAAGGTACATTCGAAGCACCTACAAACACCAAGTTTGTTGGTACATTGAACGGCGCTATGCGTGTGTTCGTTGACTCTTATGCATCTGACTCAACACCAGTGTTGGTTGGTTACAAAGGTTCTTCAGAAGCTGACGCAGCCGCATTCTACTGCCCATACATTCCGTTGATGAGCAGTGGTGTTGTACTTGATCCATCAACATTCGAACCAGTTGTGTCATTCATGACACGTTACGGTTACATTGAACTTACTAACACAGCAAGTTCTTTCGGTAACGCTGGTGACTATGTTGGCGAGATCGCTGTATCTAACCTTTCATTCTCCTAATCAGAGAACTACCCAGGGATGGGAAGAAGGAAAAGGGCCGAAAGGCCCTTTTTCTTTGATACTAAAAATTCTAGCTCAACGACCTATCACCCTTCGGCACTATATCTGTGTCTTATTGCAAGAGATAAAATTACTGCCGTTTCGCTGGTGCCGTCGGGCATGGCATATAAGTCACAAACGCCGGCACAATCCTGTGCAATCAACTGGGCAAACTTTTCTAGTCTAGAATCCCACATATCTCTTTTTGCTCCAAGACCATAAACGTCCATGCCAGATGTTTTTTCAAATTCTCGAAGTCTCATCTTGAGTAATGATTGACCACGAGCCTTTGCAAACTTTTCATAATCTTCTTGTGTGCCTTCGCTATAGCCACCGTCACCTGCGTGAATATCACTACCTGCTTTAATATTTTTATTCATACATCAATCTTTAAAATTTTTTTAACTTTGACCAGGTCCAGACTGGGATTACAAGCAGGTATTGCATTGTGCTTCTTGTAAAATTCCACTAACAAATCTAATTCTATTTCTTTACAGTAGCTGGGGTGCATTGGCAGATAAGCTTGATAAACGTGATCAATTTTATCTAGACCAAATTTTTCTTTAAACACAGTACCACATCCGTACGGACTGAGTCTTGGATTTCTTACAGTTCCTTTAAAATCTGTACGCCTACCCAGCATGCTGTTTCTACTGGTAGCTCTGCTTTCTCCAATATAAATCACTCCAGGATCTAGTAGATTAGCTGATCCAGCTGGAGCATCGTTTTCAAACACTCCGTATATGTAACAGCCCGGATGAGATTTGTCAAACCCCCAGGATTCATTCCAGGATTCGTCGATTTGATGCCAAGTTGTAAATTCTGTTAAGCCGGGCTTTGATGTTGCAGTTACCTGTGCAGTAAATGCAGACTTACCGCTGATCTCAGCACACTTAAACAAACTGTAGGCCAGTTGATTTACATTATCACAGTGAGTAAACACCTGATATAATTGTTCTTCAGTAAGGCCATGATTTCCTGAACCAGTGCGTATATTTTGTGCAAGTATTCTTGCAAGGTCTTGCATTTAAAATCCTTTTGTTTAGTGTAAACTATTTAGGCAATATTGTCAATAATTTTGGTTAAATAGTGTTGTGGCCAAAATATTTTATACACCCCCGGGATACTCAGGTACTGCCCAATTAACAGCATCAAACGGTCTTGTAATTGAAAATCAAGCTCGCTGGCGTTTCAGTGAACAAGGATACAACGACGGGGCAACGTTTGGTGTTAGCCTTAGCTGGCCCGATAAAGCTGTGGGTGAATTCAGCTACGGGCAACCAGCACAAAAGATCAAACCTGAATCTTCTGGATTATTACATGTTAAAGGAACAAACTGGCCTATAGCAGTAATTGGCAATTCTCTACAGTCATACACCAATCCTGACACTAGCCAAACATATCCAGCCAGCCAATGTAGGATTTTAGTAACGGGTCACTGGCAAGTTAATCGTCAACCAAACAGCAACTCATGGAACTCAATAGGAGTTTTTTATAAAGGCTTAACCACTACCGATCTCGGAGACAGGGATATGGATCCGTACTTGTTGAACTATAACTCCCCAGATGCAACTTATGTAATTCAAGGAGCCAATGTCACTGGCGGTGCCCAAGATACATTTACCACTCGCGAATTTTCCTGCAGATGCGAACACAGCACAACCAGCAATAATTCCAATAGAGAATATCAATCCAATGCAATTGCTCAACCTATATTTGTGTACACATACAGCATGAGTTGGGAAATAGAAGTTTAACATAAATACTTGTCAACACAATCAGGTGTTTTATGCTGAGATTAATACCCACAGCGTAGCGGCTAGAACCCGCATCGGACTTCTTTAAGGAGAAAACAAAATGGGTCGTCCTCTAAAAATTAAAAAATCCACAACCAAAGACATTGGTTTTAACAATCTTGGCAGTTTAACAAATCCAGTATATCCAACAACATTAAACTCGTCTCAATACCTGGGTGTGGTTGGCGGTGAGAACACCAGCGTGGCCACCACAGCTTATCCGGTGATTCGTGTGCAAGCATGTGAAATTGGCGGTGCTGAAGAAGAAGCTATCATTGTGCGCCAAAAAGGAAGCACAACATACTTGGTACTGGGGCAAACCAGTGGAA